GATTTGTTTTCAAATATCCAAATCAAACGTCAGTTAGAATCTGGTGATAAGTTTATACGTGTTCCTATTACGTATGCATCAAAGGAACACTTCATGATGAAATTGAATAAATGGACATCAATAAATTCACAAGAAGATGTAGCTAAAGTTGAAACCATTCTACCTCGTATAAATTTACATTTAGTTGATTTTAGCTATAATGCTCCATTTAAAACAAACATTTTAAATCAGAATTTACTGCAAAAAGGTGCAACTTCTGTAGTATCGCAGTATAATCCATCTCCTATTAAAATGATTTATGAATTGAGTATCTTTACTCGCTACGAAGATGATATGTTTCAAATAGTTGAACAGATTCTTCCATATTTTCAACCTCATTTTAATACAACTATGTACGAGCAGTTTGGAAATGATATTCCATTTAAAAGGGATATTAAAATTGTACTGATGTCTGCTGCTATAGACGAAGCTATAGATGGGGATAATTTATCTCGTCGTAGAATTGAATGGTCATTAACATTTGAAGTAAATGGATGGATGTATCCTCCAGTAGATGATGCAGAAGGATTAATTCGTACTACTTACACAGATTTTCACGCCAATACAAGAGATTTGCCTGATGGCGAAGGTGTTTTTGAATCTGTCGATAGCGAAGTTGTTCCTCGAGATATTGACCCAGAAGACTGGGATGGAACAGTAAAACAAACTTTCACTAGCAATGTAAATAGACCAACACCGCCAGAACCTCCTGGCCCAAGAACATAGAGGTTATTATGGAAGGTCTTGATATAAACAAACTTTTAGATATTTCTGACCTCCCCGGAATTGACGGGGAGGAAATTAAAGTATATGAACCTCTGCAATTAGTAGAAGTTAAAAGCAATCCACAAAACCGTACTCCAGACTTAGAAGATGATTATGGAGTAGTTCGTCGAAATATGCATTTTCAACAACAAATGCTAATGGACGCAGCCAAGATTTTTCTTGAGACGGCAAAGAATGCTGATTCTCCTCGTCACATGGAAGTATTTGCAACTCTTATGGGGCAAATGACTACGACGAACAGAGAAATACTGAAGCTTCACAAAGATATGAAAGATATTACATCTGAGCAGGTTGGCACCAAAGGCGCTATTCCTACAGGTCAAATGAATATTCAGAATGCGACAGTATTCATGGGTTCACCAACAGAATTAATGGACGAAATTGGTGATGCTTACGAGGCTCAAGAAGCTCGTGAGAAGGTGATAAATGGAACAACCGATTAATGCATTAAATGATTTCCATCCATTAAATGAAGCTGGAAAAATTTTAATAAAACACCCAAGCTTAGCGGAAAGAAAAGATGAAGATGGAATTCATTGGATAAAATCTCAGTGGGATGGAAAATGGTATCCTGAAAAATTCAGTGATTACCTTCGTCTACATAAAATAGTAAAAATTCCAAACAACTCTGATAAGCCTGAATTATTTCAAACTTATAAAGATAAGAATAATAAAAGATCTCGGTATATGGGTCTTCCTAACTTGAAACGAGCTAATATTAAAACACAATGGACTCGTGAAATGGTTGAGGAATGGAAAAAATGCCGAGACGATATTGTTTATTTTGCGGAAACATACTGTGCCATTACTCATATTGACTATGGCGTCATAAAGGTTCAATTACGTGATTATCAGCGTGATATGCTCAAAATAATGTCATCTAAACGTATGACTGTTTGTAATCTATCGCGCCAGCTCGGTAAAACAACGGTAGTAGCTATTTTCCTTGCACACTTTGTATGTTTTAACAAAGATAAAGCTGTAGGTATTCTTGCGCACAAAGGCTCAATGTCTGCGGAAGTTTTAGACCGTACTAAGCAAGCAATTGAACTGCTTCCTGACTTTTTACAGCCTGGTATAGTTGAATGGAATAAGGGTTCAATTGAACTAGATAATGGTTCTTCAATTGGCGTTTATGCTTCCTCTCCTGACGCAGTTCGTGGTAACTCGTTCGCTATGATTTACATCGATGAGTGTGTAGCCAAAGATACTAAAGTAACTATTAGATGTAAAGCTACAGGCGAAATAAAAGAAATGACTATGCTGGAAGTTAAAGCATTGGCAATTACACAAAAAGAGGCAAAGGATGCGCAAAAATAAAAATGGAAGGCCTATCCAGCGATTAATTATCACTTCAAGATATATTTGCCCTGAATGCGGTGAATTTAATGCAAAATGTGCAGGATATAGATGCAAACCTTGCGGAAGAAAGGCCCAAGGTAGAGCAATGTCTAATCTGTATAAGACCAATCATGCTGAAATGGTGGCCAAATGCAATAAACCTTATACAGAAGATACTAGAATAAAACATTCGAATACAGTTAAGAAAAAAATTCTTAACGGAGAATTTACTCCAAAGTCTAATAATCGTAGAACATGGAAACGGATTTACAAAGATGGCCATGCCTTTAGAAGTTCATGGGAATTAAAATTCTATGATTACTGTTTAAATAACAATATCAAAGTAGAATATGAAGCCCTTAGAATTCCATACGAATTTGAAGGTTCCACACATATCTATATTACGGATTTTATTAGTCATACCGAGAAAAAAGTATATGAAATAAAACCCAATTCCATGATAGATGAAAGGGCCTTAGCCAAAGAAAAGTATGCAACTAAATGGTGCAAAGAAAACTGTTATGAATATGTCTTTATTACGGAGGACTTCTTATGCAATTTTTAGAATTAGACGGTTATGAAGTCCTCACCGACGACGGGTTTAAAGACTTCAATGGTATTAAATGCACTTTCGGACTTATATGGCGTACTTGTTTTGATGATGGAAGCCATTTAGATTCATCGGACGGACATTTAATAAAAATGAAAAATGGCAAGTTTAAAAAGGCCAAAAATATTAAAGTTGGCGATATAACTTCTACTGGTCTTAAAGTAACTTCATGTGATGAATTTTTAGAACAAGATGAGCTGTTTGATTTGACAAATGTAGCCGACGGATATCATTATAAAACTAATAATGTCGAATCACACAACTGTGCATTTATTCCAAACTTCCATGATTCCTGGCTTGCTATTCAACCAGTAATTTCATCTGGTCGTCGTTCGAAAATTATTATTACTACGACTCCTAATGGATTAAACCATTTTTATGATATTTGGACTGCTGCGGTTGAAGGTAAATCGGGATTTGAACCATATACTGCTATTTGGAATTCAGTTAAAGAACGTCTTTATAACGATGAAGATATTTTTGACGATGGATGGCAATGGAGCATACAAACCATTAATGGTTCTTCATTAGCTCAATTCCGTCAAGAACATACTGCAGCGTTTGAAGGGACTTCTGGTACATTAATTTCAGGAATGAAATTAGCTGTTATGGATTTCATTGAAGTAACACCAGATGATCACGGTTTTCATCGATTTAAAAGCCCTGAACCAGATAGAAAATATATTGCAACTCTAGACTGCTCAGAAGGTCGTGGACAAGATTACCACGCTTTACATATTATTGATGTTACCGATGATGTGTGGGAACAGGTTGGTGTTTTACACTCAAACACTATTTCTCATTTAATTCTACCTGACATCGTTATGCGTTATTTAGTAGAATATAATGAATGTCCAGTTTATATTGAATTAAATAGTACTGGTGTGTCAGTTGCTAAATCGCTTTATATGGATTTAGAATACGAAGGCGTTATTTGCGATTCATATACTGATTTAGGAATGAAGCAAACTAAACGAACGAAAGCAGTAGGATGCTCTACATTAAAAGACCTTATTGAAAAAGATAAGCTTATTATTCATCACCGCGCAACTATTCAAGAGTTTAGAACGTTTAGTGAAAAAGGAGTGTCTTGGGCGGCTGAAGAAGGTTATCATGACGATTTAGTAATGTCTTTAGTGATTTTTGGATGGTTATCAACACAATCAAAATTTATTGATTATGCTGATAAAGATGACATGCGATTAGCATCTGAAGTGTTTTCAAAAGAGCTTCAAGATATGGGTGATGAATACGCTCCAGTCATATTTGTTGATTCGGTTCATTCTGCTGAGTATGTTCCAGTATCTCATGGTATGTCAATGGTATAAATATATTAAAGCATATTAAAGAGGATTAAAAATGACTTTATTATCTCCGGGCATTGAGCTCAAAGAAACTACGGTTCAAAGCACCGTGGTTAATAACTCTACTGGTACAGCAGCTTTGGCCGGTAAATTCCAGTGGGGTCCTGCTTTTCAAATTAAACAGGTTACAAATGAAGTAGATTTAGTTAATACTTTTGGTCAACCTACAGCTGAAACTGCTGACTATTTTATGTCTGCAATGAATTTCTTACAATACGGAAATGATTTGCGAGTTGTGCGTGCTGTCGATAGAGATACCGCTAAAAACTCATCTCCGATTGCCGGTAATATTGAATACACAATTTCTACCCCAGGTAGTAACTACGCAGTTGGAGATAAAATCACGGTCAAATATGTTTCAGATGCTATTGAAACCGAAGGTAAAATTACTGAAGTAGACACAGATGGAAAAATTAAGAAAATTAATATTCCTACTGCAAAAATTATCGCTAAAGCTAAAGAAGTCGGTGAATATCCAACGCTAGGTTCTAACTGGACTGCGGAAATTTCTTCATCTTCCTCTGGTTTAGCTGCAGTAATAACTCTTGGAAAAATTATTACTGATTCTGGTATTTTATTAGCTGAAATTGAAAATGCTGAAGCTGCTATGACAGCGGTTGACTTTCAAGCAAATCTCGAAAAATACGGAATTCCAGGAGTAGTAGCTCTTTATCCAGGCGAATTAGGCGATAAAATTGAAATTGAAATCGTATCTAAAGCTGACTACGCAAAAGGGGCTTCTGCATTACTGCCAATTTATCCAGGCGGTGGTACTCGTGCATCTACTGCCAAAGCAGTGTTTGGATATGGACCACAAACTGATTCACAATACGCTATTATAGTTCGTCGCAATGATGCTATTGTTCAAAGCGTTGTTCTTTCAACAAAACGTGGTGAAAAAGATATTTACGATAGTAACATCTATATTGATGACTTTTTCGCAAAAGGCGGTTCAGAATATATTTTCGCAACTGCACAAAACTGGCCAGAAGGCTTCTCTGGAATTTTAACTCTGTCTGGTGGATTATCATCAAATGCTGAAGTAACAGCAGAAGATTTGATGGAAGCTTGGGACTTCTTTGCTGACCGTGAATCTGTTGATGTTCAGTTGTTTATTGCGGGTTCTTGTGCCGGTGAATCTTTAGAAACAGCATCTACTGTCCAAAAACACGTCGTTTCAATTGGGGATGCTCGCCAAGATTGCTTAGTATTGTGCTCACCACCGCGTGAAACTGTAGTTGGAATTCCTGTAACTCGTGCAGTAGATAATTTAGTTAACTGGAGAACTGCGGCAGGTTCATACACTGATAATAACTTTAATATTAGTTCAACCTACGCAGCAATTGATGGTAACTACAAGTATCAGTATGACAAATATAATGATGTGAATCGTTGGGTTCCATTAGCAGCTGATATTGCTGGTTTATGCGCGAGAACCGATAACGTTTCTCAGACTTGGATGTCTCCAGCTGGTTATAATCGCGGCCAAATTTTGAACGTTATTAAACTGGCTATTGAAACTCGCCAGGCGCAGCGCGATCGTTTATACCAAGAAGCTATCAACCCAGTAACTGGTACAGGTGGTGATGGTTACGTATTGTATGGTGATAAAACAGCTACTTCTGTTCCTTCTCCATTTGATCGTATTAACGTTCGTCGTCTGTTTAATATGTTGAAAACGAATATCGGACGTAGTTCAAAATATCGTTTGTTCGAATTAAACAACGCGTTTACTCGTTCATCGTTCCGCACGGAAACTTCCCAGTACTTACAGGGAATTAAAGCTCTCGGTGGAATTTATGAATATCGTGTAGTTTGCGATACAACAAATAACACTCCGTCAGTAATTGATAGAAATGAGTTTGTTGCAACATTCTACATCCAACCTGCGCGCAGTATAAATTATATCCAACTTAACTTCGTTGCGACTGCTACTGGTGCAGATTTCGATGAGTTAACTGGTCTTGCAGGTTAATACGGTGCATTCTAAAGGCCTGTTTCGGCAGGCCATATAAATACACTATATCCTTAATTCTTTAATTCTATATGCCCTAGGTTAAACATAGGGATATAAATACTACAGAGGCTAATATGTTTGTAGATGATGTAACACGAGCGTTTGAATCTGGTGATTTTGCTCGACCTAACTTATTCCAAGTAGAAATTTCTTATCTTGGACAAAATTTTACGTTTCAATGTAAAGCCACTGCTTTACCAGCTGGTATTGTAGAAAAAATTCCAGTCGGATTTATGAACCGTAAAATTAACGTAGCAGGCGATCGTACATTCGATGACTGGACTGTTACAGTAATGAACGATGAGGCACATGATGCTCGCCAGAAGTTCGTTGATTGGCAAAGCATTGCTGCGGGACAAGGAAACGAAATTACTGGTGGAAAACCTGCAGAGTATAAAAAGAGCGCTATCGTTCGTCAATATGCTCGTGACGCTAAAACAGTAACAAAAGAAATTGAAATTAAAGGTCTGTGGCCTACTAACGTGGGTGAACTTCAATTAGATTGGGATTCAAACAATGAAATCCAAACATTTGAAGTAACTCTTGCTCTCGATTATTGGGAATAAAATGAATGGGGAGAAATCCCCATCCTGCTTTAAGCAGAGAAGTCCATTATAAATATAACTATAATTCCCATTTGGAGAATACAATGAAATTTAATGTATTAAGTTTGTTTGCTCCATGGGCTAAAATGGACGAACGAAATTTTAAAGACCAAGAAAAAGAAGATCTTGTTTCCATTACAGCCCCAAAGCTTGATGATGGAGCAAGAGAATTTGAAGTAAGCGCAAATGAAGCTGCTTCTCCTTATAATGCTGCATTCCAAACAATTTTTGGTTCATATGAACCAGGAATGAAAACTACTCGTGAGCTTATTGATACATATCGTAATCTCATGAATAACTATGAAGTCGATAATGCAGTTTCAGAAATCGTTTCAGATGCTATCGTCTACGAAGATGATACTGAAGTCGTAGCGTTAAATTTGGATAAATCTAAATTTAGTCAAAAAATTAAAAATATGATGTTAGATGAATTTAGTGATGTATTAAATCATCTATCGTTTCAACGAAAAGGTTCTGATCATTTTAGACGTTGGTATGTTGATTCAAGAATTTTCTTTCATAAAATCATTGATCCAAAACATCCAAAAGAAGGCATAAAAGAATTACGTAGATTAGACCCTCGCCAAGTTCAGTATGTTCGTGAAATTATAACAGAAACTGAAGCTGGCACAAAAATAGTTAAAGGTTACAAAGAATATTTTATATATGATACTGCCCATGAGTCATATGCATGTGATGGTAGAATGTATGAAGCTGGCACAAAAATAAAAATTCCTAAAGCTGCCGTAGTTTATGCCCATTCTGGATTAGTCGATTGTTGCGGTAAAAATATCATCGGGTATTTGCATCGTGCTGTTAAACCTGCTAACCAATTAAAATTATTAGAAGATGCTGTAGTCATTTATCGTATTACTCGTGCTCCTGACCGTCGTGTTTGGTATGTAGACACAGGTAATATGCCTGCTCGTAAAGCTGCCGAGCACATGCAACATGTCATGAACACGATGAAAAACCGTGTAGTATATGATGCATCAACAGGTAAAATAAAAAATCAACAGCATAATATGTCTATGACCGAAGACTATTGGTTGCAGCGCCGTGACGGTAAAGCTGTGACAGAAGTTGATACTCTTCCTGGTGCTGATAATACCGGTAATATGGAAGATGTTCGTTGGTTTAGACAAGCTCTTTATATGGCATTACGTGTTCCTCTTTCACGCATTCCGCAAGACCAACAAGGCGGTGTGATGTTTGATTCTGGAACTAGCATTACACGTGATGAATTAACGTTTGCTAAATTTATTCGTGAGTTGCAGCACAAGTTTGAAGAAGTTTTCCTAGATCCGCTTAAAACAAATCTTTTGCTTAAAGGTATAATTACAGAAGATGAGTGGAATGATGAAATAAATAATATTAAGATAGAATTTCATCGGGATAGCTACTTTGCTGAGCTCAAAGAAGCAGAAATTTTGGAACGAAGAATTAATATGCTAACCATGGCAGAACCATTTATTGGTAAATATATTTCTCACAGAACTGCTATGAAAGATATTTTGCAGATGACTGATGAAGAAATAGAACAAGAAGCCAAGCAAATTGAAGAAGAGTCTAAAGAGGCTCGTTTCCAAGACCCCGACCAAGAACAAGAGGATTTTTAATGGAAGGTTTAATTGAAGCTATTAAATCAAACGACCTCGTAGCCGCTCGTAAATTACTTGCTGAAGCCATGGCTGCAAGAACGACTGATTTAATTAAAGAAGAAAAAATCGCTATCGCTCGTAATTTCTTAATCGAAGGTGAAGAACCTGATGACGAAGACGAAGATAGTGATGATAAAGACGACAAAGACTCTGACGAAGACGAGGATGATGAATAATGCTTCTGATCCCTGAAACTCATGAATTAGTTCTCGAGAATGTCGAAGCACTTATTCCTGAAGCACAGGGTCGCTTTGACGAATTGTCTTCTGCTTTAAATAAAGACGATATAAATACAATTGTCGAGAATATGCTTGATGATGAAACTGATTTAGCGGTTGCATTAGCTTCTATTAATGAAAATATGCCGTTAAATGAATTCATCGTTAAACATGTTTCTGCCCGTGGTGAAATTACACGTACCAAAGACCGCAAAACGCGTGAACGTAATGCATTTCAAACCACTGGGCTGTCTAAAGCAAAACGTAGACAAATTGCTCGTAAAGCTACCAAAACGAAGATTGCCAATCCAGCAGGTCAATCTCGTGCTCAGCGTAAGCGTAAAAAAGCTCTTAAACGCCGTAAAGCATTAGGATTAAGCTAATGAATGAACCCCAATTACTAATTGAAACTTGGGGTCAACCTGGCGAAATTATTGATGGCGTGCCAATGCTTGAATCTCACGATGGAAAAGACTTAGGTTTAAAACCGGGTTTATACATCGAAGGAATATTCATGCAAGCGGAAGTCGTCAATAGAAATAAACGTCTTTATCCAAAACGTATATTAGAAAAAGCGGTAAAAGACTATATCAATGAGCAAGTTTTAACTAAACAAGCTCTCGGAGAATTAAATCATCCTCCACGCGCTAATGTTGACCCAATGCAAGCCGCTATCATTATAGAAGATATGTGGTGGAAAGGAAATGACGTATACGGACGAGCTCGTGTTATTGAAGGTGACCATGGTCCTGGAGATAAATTAGCAGCTAATATTCGTGCCGGATGGATTCCAGGAGTTTCTTCTCGTGGATTAGGTTCATTGACTGACACAAATAAAGGTTATCGTATCGTAAACGAAGGATTCAAATTAACTGTAGGTGTTGATGCAGTATGGGGTCCAAGTGCTCCAGATGCATGGGTAACTCCTAAGGAAATTACCGAATCACAGACGGCGGAAGCCGATACAAGTGCCGATGACGCCTATATGGCTCTCGCAGAGGCCATGAAAAAAGCGTTATAAATATTATTATCTAAACAACAGGACTACAAAATGCTTAAAGAACAACTGATTGCCGAAGCGCAGAAAATTGATGCTTCCGTTGCTCTTGATAGTATTTTCGAATCAGTTAATATTTCTCCGGAAGCAAAAGAAACTTTCGGCACTGTATTCGAAGCTACCGTCAAGCAGCACGCCGTTAAATTAGCTGAATCTCATATCGCTAAAATTGCTGAAAAAGCAGAAGAAGAAGTAGAAAAAAATAAAGAAGAAGCAGAAGAAAAAGCTGAGAAGAAAATCGCTGAGCAAGCTTCTAAATTCCTTGACCATCTTGCAAAAGAATGGCTCACTGAAAATAAATTAGCAGTAGATAAAGGTATCAAAGCCGAACTGTTTGAATCCATGCTTGGTGGATTAAAAGAGCTCTTTGTTGAACACAACGTTGTTGTTCCAGAAGAATCAGTTGATATTGTAGCTGAAATGGAAGAAGAGCTGCAAGAACATAAAGAAGAATCAGCTCGTCTGTTCGAAGAACTCAATAAGCGTGACGCATATATTAATTATGTGCAGCGTGAAGTGGCATTGAGCGAAAGTACTAAAGATCTGACTGAGTCTCAAAAAGAAAAAGTCTCTGCTCTGGTCGAAGGTATGGATTATTCAGATGCATTCTCAAGTAAATTGAGTGCAATCGTAGAAATGGTGAAGAAATCTAATAAAGATG